CAAAATGTCTGCAAGTACTACTTCAAGAATCCCGCTTGTATGGGTTCAAAGGTGAATGCGAACTGCAAGGCACCGTAGAGCACTGGTCAACACTGGTAGAGGAGTGTGATGGGAAATGGATGAAGGTCGTCAAGTACAAACTTGCCGCCTTCTACGCATTCCACCGCCAACAACCCCTTCCGCCCGCACCCTTTCGAGTGGCGACGGATCTACCAGGTGTGCTTTTCGGAGGCCGAGTAGGACGATTTCATGCTGTGTTACTGAAGAGGTCAACTTCTGAAGAGGTAGCGTCATTTCTAACTTCGATTTTACAATCAAAGAAAGGGATGCCACGAGCCAATAAGAAGGACCTCAAACAGGCTGAGCGTGATCTCATCACGGATCTCACCAAAGAACCCAAAGCGAAGCGGACAGAAGGCCTAATCCAGTGGAGCGATGTTGACCTGCTACATCCACGAATAGAAATTACACTCAACCGCGACACTGTCAAAAAACAGTTACGCAGAAGAGTTAAAGAACTATTCGAGGGTGTGCAGTATACCAACGCAGACCGGTTAAAGGCCCTCTTTCCTAGCACATCTGCCAACTACATTTCATCGGTAAGGAATGCTGGAGCCGTAGGAGAAATTCTACGACACCCAACTTTGCTCGATGGTCTGAGGGTGGCAGGGGGATATTTGAAGATGCAGACAGACGTAAAGGAGGAAGAGGTCGAGTCAGAGGATGTGGTGAAGATGCCAGTTAGTAACTCACAGTTCGAGGATGCCTTTGCAGTCTTATGGTACCGTATGTTAGATCTAGCTGCTCAAGAAGAGAGCGGTGAATCAAACATTGTGGAACCCGTAGCGCTGCCAGAGGCACTCAAGATAAGAGTGATTACAAAAGGACCAGCATTCACACAAACTGTCCTAAGGGGCCTACAGAAGAAGATGTGGAAAACCCTCAAATCTCACAAAGCATTCCACCTTATCGGCGAACCAGTCACAGCTAAATATATGCTGGACCAATTGGGGATGCGATTAGGCGAAACGGAAGGTTACCTGTCAGGAGACTATGAAGCAGCAACGAACAACCTCGAATCATGGGTTTCAGAAACTATCGCGGATGCGATATGTGATGAACTCAAAATATTCGGATATGAGCGAAACATGTTCAAAAGAAATCTGACACGTAACTATATTGAAGATGAGAAAGGAGAACTACACTTACAACGTACGGGACAGCTGATGGGATCAATCACAAGTTTTCCTGTTCTGTGCATCGCAAACGCAACAGTGTCAGCATGGGCATACGAGCTAGATTCAAAGAAGATTACTCTTCTAAGAGACTGGCCCGGAATGATCAATGGAGACGACATAGCAATGCGGTGCACACGAAAAGGTGAAGATGCGTGGCGACAAATTAGTTCTTTCATTGGACTGAAGGAATCAGTGGGAAAAACCTACTACTCTAGGGAGTTCGTCAATATTAATTCGACAAACTTTCAACGAGATGAGGAAAATCCTACTGAGTTCTTCGACGAGAGAAAGGACAAATCGATCGTCGTTCGCTACTCACCATTCGTAGAAACCAAGTACATCAATATGGGGCTCATGAATGGCCTAAAGAGGTCAGGCCAGACAGTTGGTCTCAGGGACCAGAGCGACAAAGACGATAACTTGGGAACCAGATACAGGGAACTCATGAAAAAGAGTCCATCCTCT